ATAGTAATCAAATTTAGTTGAACCTGATGTTGTTGGTTTTACAAATTGATACTGTTCGCACTCTAAATATAAAGTTAATTTGTCTCTAACGGCAATACCTCCACCAACTTTATTGTATTTTAAAGACGGGTCAATATTACTGGAGTTTTCAATAGTGGGTGTGGAATTTAAAACTTCATCACAGGATTCACATTCGGGATATGTAACAACACCTAAACTAACTGTTCCTGCTCTTTGTAAACTTTCAACAATATCTTCAAAAAATTGAAATCGACCAAATTCAAATATTGTTCTTCCAAAAGCTCTGATTCTAAAATATAAATTATCATAAAGCCATTGAAAAGGGAGGATAAGAATTTGTATTGCAGCAACATATGCGGTATATATTACTCTTTCAAATACATTTATTATAATAGCTAATAAAATTGCAAATGAGAATTTTCTAAATGCAAAGTTTGTTGGTGGTGTTAAAACACTACTTTCACAATCTTCATCTGTTTTAGGTGAAATTTCTTTTATTCCTAAAAAGTTATCCCTACCAACAAATGAACCACCACCATATTGTCCACCCATATATGATGAAACACCATAGACTTTATTGTATGTAAATCTAAAGAAATAATCATCAGGAAAATAACTACCAAATACATTATTAAAAATAACGGGACTTGCTGTTGTACTTATTGCACTTGATGGATAGTCCGTCCAATCTGTTGAGAATGCATATGATTTATCAACATCATTAGTGTATTCACGAATGTTTGGAACTAAGTAACTAGCAACCGTTCTAACCCTACCTAAAGTTTCATTTTTACCTGAAATTCTAAATCTATAACAAGATGATGTTGGTATACCTTTGTTTGGGTCGTTTGTAATCTCATTCTCCCCAAATTCATTCGTAAACACATAATCCATATTCATTGGTAATGGTAACACAAATGAACCCGAATCGTCAATATCTTCCTGAATTTCAAAACTCTCTAATATAGGTCTATTGTTTTCATCTTTTCGTGTTGTGAACCTAATCATTTCAATAACCGCAGGGTATGTTGTAAGGTCACATTTTCGACCCATATCACCTTTAGGTCTACATTCTTTATTTACTGTATTCTTTCCTTGGTCGGAATATATTGAACCTAAGAAATATGCTTTAGGTTCTACTTTTACACCTTTACTTGAAAGGTCAAAATCTGTTCTTGTTATACCAATCTCACATAAATCTTCATTACCCCAAAACGGATAAACCTCAATATTCTTATCGAATGAAATTATTTGTGGTAATGTATCAATATCATTTGATGATTTATATGTATATGAATTTTTAAAATTATCAACACCCTTACCTTGTCTAATAAAATCATCAGGTCTTAACGAGAAACATCCGATATCGGATAAATCCACATCAATGTGTAGTGTTTGTTGTCCAACAGGTACACCCCAAATCATGAAGTCACCCGCATCATTTGTTTTTACAGTATATTTGTGGTATTTTTCGTAGACTTCAAGAACTTCTTCCCTTGTTAAAATATCAGATTGGTCAGGGAATGTTCCGGTTGGTGTGTGTCCGCCGTGTTGTTGTCTACTTGGTAGTAAATTATATCTATACCCCGCATCATCTTTATCACCAACCTGAGAAAAAGGATATAATGTGGATATGACAGGGTCGTTTAAATCTTCTTCAGAAACGGGAATAAAAATAGATACTCTTGCATTAGGTATACCTAATCCATTATTTACCGAGATTCTACCGCAAACAACACCATAATCCGAACACATAGATGAGTATATGTCGGTTTGTGTAAATTTTAATGATAGGATTTCTAAAAGGTCGTAATCTTGTTTTATTTCAACAACAACTTTTTGGTCATTACCTATGTCTGTGGAAATTCTGTGTTTTTGCATTCTTTACCTTGTCTCTATATAAATAGAAATTTATCTGTTTTCTATAAAATAAAGAAAAAATAAATTAGAATGTAGTCGTTCCTAAAGTTTTAACCCTAATTTTTACATCAATACTAGGAAATCTAATTTGAAATATTTGATTTGATTTCATATAGATTGTACTATCATACTGTTGTATCTCTTTAGTTACTGAATCCACATATGGTTGAGCAACCTCAGCAGATGAATAATCACCACCAATTATGTTAAAAACTCTAATATCAACAACATTAACAACACCTGTAACTGTACCAATAATTCTATACAAATCACCAACAAGTAATGGGTCACCCATTTTTCTTTTTTCAATTGAGAAATAACTGATAATATCTTCAACTGAAGTTTTAACAATTTCAGTTTGGCTACCATTTTTATCAATTACCAAATCAATTTCTAATCCCATGTCGATAACCTCACCACTTTGAATTTCAAGAAAATCATTTACCATTCTGTACTCAGAAAGATAATCTAAAATATTATTCTTTAATGTATTTGAAACAGTATCCGTTAAATTACCATTTTCATCATATGATAACAGTTTTATTTTAACCTTATTGTCTTCTTCCATTACATTAACCTTAGCTGGTGCTCCAAATGTAGATGGCATTGTTTCTATTAATGATTTATAATCGTTTAATGTAACTGCTCTATTTTGAGCTGCAAAATTATATGCGACCATATTTCTTATTTCTTCAATAGAGGGTTGGTCAGAACCACCAACTGCTGGTGTTACATTTGTAACAAGTAATGATTGAATAACTTGGGAATTTATCGATGAGTTTGGTCCGATAACACTAAAATCAACATTATCAATACTACTAATAACATCAACACCTAAATTAGTATTTTTTCCACCACCAACTCTATATTTTATGAATAAAGTAGTGTTTGGGCTTGGTAATCCTCCTAATGATAAATTATTTAAATAACTACCAAGACTAACTTTCATATTACCATTTATGTAGTTATCTATGTTATCCAATGGGTTTACATTACCCGAACCAAATGTTAATGAGAAATAATTTTCAGGAGTATACTCAGTTACAAATTTATTAGTAACATCTATGTATGTTCCAGCTTTAAAATTATCCTTATCAGATGATGAGGTTGGGTCAGGTACAAATATTTTATCTTGTATTAAAGATTTTACTTCATACCATTTATTTGTTGTTGCACTTAAAAATTCAGATTCACTTGGGTTATTTAAAAAATTTGTGCCGTCTTTATGAATAACACCTGAAATACCTAAAACATTTTGTTCAGGTAAAAAAAGTTTTAAAAATGGTTTTTGGTCAATTTCAGTAATAACTTTTCTAAAAATCCTTGTAACTCCATTAACCACTGCCTCTCTTTTTACAATTGAGTATGATATTATTTTACCATTACCATCAAAATTTGGAATTTTTAATCTATTTGGGTCTCCTCTTTTATTAAATGGATTTGCAAAATCAATTTCATCCATAGTTTCAAACGCTTGTCCTCCACCAGATATTTGAGCTCCCGATTTTATTACACCCAAGTATCTCCCATCTTCTTTATCTCCTCTTGGTGGTACATTAATTGTGAAGTCACATAACGCAACTGAGGGTCTATTTCCTGGTAATCTAATTCCATATGTTTTTGCAATATGAAATAGAGATTGTCTTTGTTGTGCAAAATCCAACATTGTTTCTTGCCAAACTCTATCAATATGAAAATGTAAGTTATCTGCAACCGCAGCATTTAGGTCTAAAAGAACCGAATAGATTGATGCATCATTGGTGTTTTTAACCAAATCAGGGTAATATTGTTTAGTTAAATTTACTAACTCTTGTCTTAGTCCAGCAAAATCTCTTGTTGCGTATGATATTTTTTTACTCATGTTATATGTTAATAATTATAAAATCAGACGAAACAAATGGTTCATTATTTATATCATAATCAACCCTTACCTTTGCAGTATATGGTTTTGTTGCATAACTTGAAACTCTAAATAATCTATTATCTTCACCTTCATTTATACTAACAGATTCGTCTGGGTCTTGGTCAGCAGCAGTTACGGTAATTGATTTGATTTCTAAATTTGGAATAAATTTTCTAACTGATGTTCTTATTTCATCTTCAATTTGGTTAAATGTAATTTGGTCATTAGGTTCAAATATAAACTCATATAGTCTTGTACCAAAATCAGGTAAATAATATCTACTACCCTTTCTAGTTAGAATGAGGTGTATTAAATTAGCCCTTATCTCCCTTTCAGGTATTTCCGTCATATTAAGAAAATCACCTACAGGACTTTGTCTAAATGGAAAATCTATACCATACTTTACTGCCATACCTATAAATATAAACAAAGATAAAATAGTAATAAATAAGAAAACCGATTTTTATAGTACCCTAATTAAATCTTTTATTCTGTTAAGTTGTTCATTTAGTTCCACATCTTTATGTATGAACTTATCACCTAAGTCAGTTTTTAGTGAAGGTTTATAGGTTGATTCGGGATGTAATTGTTTCATTTTCTTTATCAACATTGAAGCAAACCCTTCTCTTCTTCTATTTGGTCTAACTAATATATCACTAACTGTAATTTCATTTTCAAAAATTACAAAGGAAACATACCCAATTATCTCATCATCTTCATAGACTCCAAGTTCATAATTGTTCTGACCATCATAGTAATCTAAATGTTCTTCCTCAAATCTTATTTTTCCCATTATTAATAAATACCATTAAATAAAAAAATCGAGGAGTTTAGTCCTCGATTTGTCTCTGATATTCGCCCCCTGTATTTTCAAAGTTAGATGCTTGCGGTCGGCCGCGAACCATTAAGGGAGCCACCTAAATCTTTTTTATAGGGACAATGTCTACACCCCGAATTACAACAAAACCCTCGTTTTAAATGAAATTCCTCAGTAAAAACATATTTTCCGTCCTCTATATAAAAATCAGAAGGGGAAAGTTTTCGACCATCCCCTTCATCATTATTTTTATTTTTTTCGTTATTTAATTTCACAAGCTCCACCCGAACAAGCCAACTCACCACTTAAATCTGTGTTGTCTTGATGTTCAATAACTTTACTTAAATCGATTGAATGAAGTTTTGAATATAAATTTTCATATTCTTCTTTAGTACAATCAGTAAAAGGTGCTTGAATGTAACTTCCATTATCATACGGAAGTACAGATAGTCCATTATAAAAATCTCTATTATCCCACATCCACTCACCAGCTAATTCCCAATCTTCAGGTTTCAAACTAATTGTAGCCGACACATTGTGCATATTTGAACCAGTTCTGTGACCGGGTTTAATCCATTCTTGGGTAATTTTCTTAACCCTTTCTAATAGTTGAAATGGACTTTCTGTTCTTAATATTGAACCTTCCGGTGCCTTTTGTGGAACAGAAATAACCGCTGTATCGTGTGGACGGAAGAATTCATCTTCAACCAATTCAGGATGGTTATTTAAAAAGAAACTATATATCGACTCATTCTTTCCAACACGAATTCTACGAATGTAATAATCATTGTGCCAAGCGTGAATTCCCGATGATGTTCCTAATGTTAATGAAGTCGTTCCTGCTGGTTTAACAGTAGTCATACGAGCTGATTTATTAATACCAATAAGTTCAGCAACTCTTGTGTTTTCTTCCTTTACTGCCTTTGCTGCTTCTTTCATGTTATAACCTAAAACCACACCTGAACCAATACCTGTCATAGATACACCAATCAACGCATCTTTTTCAGTTGTTCTTTTCCAAACATCTCTTAAATAATGAAAATCTGTATAACCCGCCTGTAATGTTCCAATGAACGCCGCAGCTTTAACACGAGAATTTAGGTCTTCTTGTGATTCAATGTCAGATACATTAACCTCACATAAATTACAGAATTGATTTGGTCTTAACGCAATTTCACAACATGGATTTGTTCCCCAATCTTTATCGTTTGTAAAGTAGATACCAGGTTCACCTGCTCCTGAAGCTTCAACACGTTTCCATAAATCCAAGAAAAATTCTTTTGTAATCTTATGTCTAACAAGTGCAGCTGAGTTGTTTGCTCTACCTCTTTGTGGATTTTGTTCCCACCATGAACCTGATTTACAAGAAATCATTTCGTTGTCGTCAGCACTAAATAATGAGATTAATGCCGCTCTTCTAATACCACCAGCCAATACTGCATCTGCAATATGACAAACCATATCATGAACTTCAATTGGAGTTAATCTGTCACCATCTTCTTTTGCACTTAACATACCTTGTAGTTTGTGAAGACAATCTTTTAATGGTTGAGGTCCCGGTGCTTTACCACCTGATGTTACAAGTTGAGCGCCTTTTGGTCTAATATCCGAAAAATCAAATTCTGGAGTTGATAATTGTTCTCCAAAGTATGATTTCATTAATACTTTAATTGCGTCAGCCCATCCTTCAATAGAATCCCCAATTAAAAATCTTCTTGTTCTATTTGGGTTTGGTTTTCTAATTTCGGGTAATTTTTCAACATGATGTTTTTGTACTGAATACCCAACACCTGTTCCACCTAACAATAAAAACATTGCTTCTGAAAATGCAGCAAGGTCGTCAATTGGTAAGTAAGCACAGTTATAAATTCTATTTGGTGAAATCTCAATTGGTTTACCACCGAACTGCATAGACCTCATTGATGGTAAAACTTTCTTTTCGTAAACATAACGATAAACATCTTTAATTTCCTTTTTTAATTTTGGAAATTTTTTAATGTGCATATCCATGTTTCTTGTTACTAATTCGTCCCATGTTTCTCTTCTCTGTAATTCGGGAACATACTTAGCATACTTCATGTATACCGTTAAATCTGATAATATTTTTTGTGATTCGTCCATACTAATTAATTATATTTTTGTTTTGTTTTGTTTTTACTTTTTTTATTAATTTTCACGATTCAAGACCTTTTGTCTTTTTATAAACGCATCTTTAGCTCGTGTTGCGTTGTCCTTTTGAACATCTTCCTTATGTCCCAATAATGTACTTTGAGATTCTGTATTAATAATTAGAAATCTATTATCAAATGTACAGTTCTGCCAAATAACACCATCTTGTCCAATTCTTGACTTTAATAAAGTCATAGTTGCTAGGTTATGTTCTTTTTGTTCTAATGTCTTACCAACCGATAAAACAACATGACCGATTTGTGCCTTTTTGATTGAGCCACCCATTTGGTCTGTTGTAACAACTTCCGAAGAAATTGACTCTCTATTACCTTGAGTTGCTGTCCATATTGCAATATCAAATTCACTAGTCATCGATTCAAGACTTCTCATAGTTGAACCCTCACCTTTCCATTCTTCACCATTAGTTGACCTTTCTGATGTTATACAATCAACATAGTCAATAACCAATAAGTCAATCTTTTTACCATCAGAAATATGTTTTCTAATTCTTGTTTTAATTTCAGAAATAGTAACAGAATCACTTGGTAATTTAATAATACTCAAAGAACCGGTACATTTAGACCTAACCTCTTCAACTCTTTGTTTTACTTCATCTTTGTTGTTTGGTTGTTCATCTGGTTCAATACCTGACCAAATTGTGTAATGTTTTCTTTTGATGTTTGCTGGATTATCTTCAAAAAATATTTGAAGAACATTAAAATTATAGTTATATGCGGTATTTGAAAAAAGTGTTAATAGTGTTGTCTTACCTGTACCTGTCGGTGCTAAAACAACCCCTAATTCACCTCTACCTAACCCTCCTTTTAACATACCATCTAATCCATCAATTCCTGTTGGGATTGGGTGTCTGTTGTCCTTCTCTAACGCCTCATCAATGTTATGAAACACATCCATAGATTCTTCGGGTGGTAATCCAACCTGCATTGCCTTTTGAATAATACCTTCAATGGTATTATATTCTTGAAAGGAGCCGTTGTCAATTATTTGATTTACCCTTTTTAACTCCTTTTTTAAATTTTGTTGTTTACAAAAATTTAAAGCCTCATCCTTTACGAGAGACGAATCCTGAGTGTTTTCCTTAATACCGGATATTGTATCCAAATGTATTCTTGCATTTTCTTGCGATTTTAACTCTAACACAATCTGTTGAGACAATGTGTCATAATTAGGAATTTTAGTATATTTTATAAAATGTTCCTTAATGTTCTGAATAATAAATCTAAAGGAATTGTTATCAAAGTACTTGCTATCGATTACATCAATTATTTGTTCCCCATATTTTTTGTCTTCAATAATTGCTCGTATTAGGGCTTGTTGGAATGATGCTCCGAGAAAACCAAAGTTCTTTTCTGTCATGATTATTTTTTTTTATAAGTGATAATTTAAATAAGTTGTTTCTAATTCCTCAGAAGATAAAATAGCAGTTAAATCTGATAGATATCTCTTCAAGCTTGGGCGGATGTCGACCGTATATCTAACTTTTGGGTGAAAGATATTAGAAGGAAACATCCTTTGGATAAATACATCATCACCTAGCTTTAATACTAGTAAAAAATATTCTTTTTCATCATTTTCTCCGGTTTCCACATCCTTTAAACCGTAAAAATAATCTTGATTTTCGTTTAGATAATCCAATGTTTTTGTTTTCAAATCATGTGAGATTTCTTCACAAATATCTTTTACATATTCATGTATGTCAATCGAGCGTCTCGCTTCGACATTATAGTCTCTTACATTAAAGAATCTTTGGCAAACTATGTTTTTACCTAAAGTTAATAGAAATTCGAATTTTGTTGCGTCTTGATTAGTCATTGTCTTTTATTTTGATTAATTTTTTATTTTTTTCTTTTCTGGTTAGTCTTAAAAATGGATTTAGAAAGTTAATCCATGCGTCATCAGATTTTGGTAGAAGAAGAAATATTCCATCTTCCATCATCATCTTCATTGTATTCTTATAGGAACGACCTTCCGGGTCCATTATATCATTCATAAGAGAATTTATAGAGGGTATTGACTCTTCAGTAAGGAAAGGTTCATCAAGACTTACAATGCGTTTATTTACATTGTAAAACTCCTCTCCTAACACTCCGTGTTTTGTAACCCCTGTAATTAGATTCTTTATTAAATTATTATGTTGGTCTTGTTCAAATAGAGCATTAAATTTTTCTATTAGAATTTCGAGTGTTAATGGTTGAGTTTTAATTTCAGGAACTAAAGCCAATAGTCTTCTAACCCCCAAATTTTTTATTCCCGCAATATTATCCGACGGGTCTCCACACATCATTTTAACAAGTTTAATATTTTGTATAAGAATCTCTTCATGGTCATAAACAAACATATCATTTAATTGATATATTCTATTATGTGAAGGATTAAATAAATGAGTTCTTTCTGAAACTAATTGAGTTAAATCACCATCCGAGGAATAAATTAAAATTTCTTCTTTAGATTTTTGAGAATAATATGCAATACAGTCATCTGTTTCACAGAATTCATATTCCCCTTGTCTAACAAATAATTCTTCAAGATATTGTTTAACCCTGTTTCTTTGGTTAGTGTAAGAACCCATTTCCTCTTCAGTTCTGATTCTACTTTTCCTATTTTCTTTATAGTGACTATAGAATTTTTTTCTGGATGATGAACCTTGTTCTCCGTCCCAAAAGACTACGACTTTATCTAATCGATGAATGTCAATTAATCTTCTTAGTGTGTTGATGAAATGATATTGTGCTCCAATATGATTCCCTTTGTAAAAATGATTCTTTAATCCAAAGAATCCAATAGTTAATAAGTTATCACCATCAACAAGTAGTACGGACATTTATTTTTTTATGTTTTATAGGTTGAAAATTACTCCCCGATTGAATCTTCTGCTTCTTCTTCTAAAACAATTTCACCTGTTCCTGAAAGAATCGCGTTCCAATATTGTGAATACTGTTTTTTGTAGTCTTCTAAAGCCTCTTTTGTGTCATCAATATAACCTTGTGGTACTGCAATGATTTTACCATCTTTAAATTGAATACCATTTACGTGGTTTTTCAAAATAGAAATTTTCGTTCTAATTGCATAAGATACTGTTCTTCCTCCTTTGGTTGCGGTAATATGATTAATACCAGCTTTCTTTTGATTTCCAAATAAGAATACCAATGAAGATGCTAACCATAACGCTTCACCACCTTTTGCTTTGATTTCAGGTTGTCCAAATGGATTATCTGGTAAATCAACCCATGGTTGGTTAATAACAATCATTGTGTTATAATATGGGTAATCTTCTTTTTTTGATTTTGAAATTCTTGAATGGATTCCCATACCGATTTTGTCAGATAATGCGGATGCGTTATGCATTTTACCACCTTTACCTTCAAATGTCATTTTACATGGTACTGAACCAACTGAATCCCAACAGAATAAAACTGAGTGAGGAATTTCACCTTTTTCTTGTGCATCTAATATACTATTAATAAAATCAGTTGCCTGTTCAATATAATCAAAACTATCGTTAAAAATGAAATCACCTTCCCATTCTCCGTCTGAATTCTTAGTTGCTTGTAATCCTAATTCAACCGCATGTTCCCAACTCCATTTTTTTTCTGTAATAATAAAAACAGGTAAATCACCTCTTTTTTGTGCGTCTGCCGCAGCTAATATCATTGCTGTTGTTTTAGATGAATTACTATGTCCTAAAAACATATTAATACCACCCATAACAGGTCCCGGTAATCCACATGAGTTTAAAAATGCGTCACCGCAAAAATAAAAATTAGTTTCTTTGTATTTTGTTTTAGTAGAGAACTTCTCTTTGAAGTTAAACTCTTTTTTTACTATTTTTGCCATTGTCTATGTTGTATGTAATTTTATGAATAAAAAATAAGAGCTTGGACACTTTGTCCATGTAGGTGTCCAAGCTCGGTTAAATTAAAATGGAAGGTCGTCGTCCGCCTCGGAATCGTCCTGTGGGTCGATGTCAACGATAGGTTCTGATTTTGAATTTGATGGTGACATTAAAGTTGTTTCTTCTGAAAGATTTGAAACATATTTCTTAGTTTCAACATCCCATTTTGGAACTTCACCTTTAGCAATCATCTCAAGATACTCTTCTGGTTTTTTAGAATATACATCAGCCCATGTTAATTCATCATTAATCCATGACTTAGATGTATCAACATCGTTTGATAATGAGGTGATGTCTTCAGGGATAATAGAAGTAATTGCTGTATACTCCTTACCATTACCGGCTTTAGTTAATCCAAGGGTAATAATTAAATCACGTCCTTTTTCTGTGTCGGTAATGTCACCTTTGTTTTTAAATAATGGGAAGATTTTATCTAAAATACCTTCACCTTTACTGTTGTGTTTAAAACGCCAAAACTTAACACCATCTTGTTCGTTTTCTCTGTCAATTACTTTAACAATGTAGAATTTACGAGCTCTATATTGACGAGCTAAAACCTTATCGGCTTCTACTCCTGTCATCATTAGACCTTCATAAACTTCGTTTAGTGGAGAACGCTTACCTTCTTGCTTTGGGTCATAAAGTTTTACCCATTGACCATCCACTTGTAATTCGTGGTAGTAAACTTCTTTAAATGGAGAACTACCATCTTCCGTTGGTAGGATACGGATACGTTTTTCACCACTTCTTGAACCTTTCGGTAAAAGTGTAGTAAAATACTTTTTCATTCTATCCTCTTGGGATACCTTGTTACTGTTGCCGCCTGCGACCTGTTTGTTTTTTTCGTACTGTGCCAGTACTGATTCGAATGTACTCATTTTTTTTAAAATTTAATTGTTTAGAAATATATCTATGTAAAGTATAAACAAAAAAAGTCAGATTATAAAACCTGACTTCATTTTTTTTCAAAATATTTTTAGTTACCTGTGTTTTAGTGGTTTTTAACTACTAAGTGTTGGGGTTGATTATGGGTTAGCCGCCAAACAAGTGATACAATTACCGTAATTTGTTCCAATTGGTGAAATAACTTTATCTATTCCTGTATTCGGTTCTGCTGAATCAACAATTTCATAACATCCATCTGCTGTTGCCCCAACAAATTGTAAATAGTAATTTCCACCAACCGCTGGTAAATCATTTATTAGGAATTCCATGTTAAATCCGGTTCCTCCAGTACATGGTGCAATTAAATATGTTGCCGTTAATACATTTGTTGGTGTTGGCGTTAAAGTGTTGGTTGGAGTAGGGGTTGGGGTAAGGGTTTTAGTTGGTGTAATAGTTCTGGTTGGTGTTATACTCATAGTAGGTGTGATGGTTGGGGTAAGAGTATTGGTAGGTGTTAAAGTATTGGTTGGTGTAATGGTTTTAGTTGGTGTTAGAGTATTAGTTGGAGTTAAAGTAGGTGTTAAAGTAGGTGTTAAGGTGTTTGTTGGTGTAACAGTCTTAGTCGGTGTTAAAGTCATTGTTGGTGTAAGGGTAGGAGTATTAGTAGGG